ACTTTCGATAGCCATTCAGTTATGTATGGTGGGAAAGTCATAATGACGGAGCACGGTTACGAAGGCTGTGGTGAGGTTTATTTGTGTGGTCAGAAAATTGATAAGAATCGTTTCGTTAAGAGTAAAACTTGTATCGATCTTATGATGGCCCCAATACCCGCCAATATGTCTTACCCGAACGTCAAAGCGGACATTCCTGAGAAAAATATGTCGGAAGATGTTTATATTTGCGCCACGTATCCTGAAGTGGCGATTGCTCAAGGACAACTTGTTTGTCGTAACGGTGGTGAGTTTATGTACACCGCTGCTACTGAACCTGGGAATTCAGGGATGGGTGTATGGACACCTGAGGGGAAATTAATCGGCTTCCACCGTTCTGGTGGTAATGGTAAGCCAAATGGATTTATTCCTATAACTCAAGAATTCCTGGATGAAATCCATGGTAAATCATCACTCGTGTCAAAAAACGAGTAATGCCTGCGACGTGTGAAAGCGTTGCCCCCACTAAGCCGAGTGATATACGACACCAACAATCTGTCTCTGCGCGTGTTAAGCTCGCATCTGACCATTGGTCTAAGGTTTGTCGTAATTTTGATGGGGTCCAAATTGAAAGGGAAGGCGTTCATGCCGTGGTCAATAAGGCCACGGGTGAATGTTATTATAAGAAATGGTTTACTAAAGGCATATGTAAGTATGTTGGCTGGGCTTATCGAAGTCAACCAAATTGGAAATATAAAGGTATGCTTGATGCTACCGTTCAGTCCTGGGTTAATGCTAGTGGACATCATTGGGAGAATAAGTACCATATGTGCCACCCCCAGCCCGATTCAAATTATCGGGGTACTTCTAAGTATGAACGTGAACAACCAGTTTTGGACCAAGAGGCCTGGAATATCAGTGGAGAGTGGACTTATAAGCACTGGATGCCCTATATGAGCAATTCGGTAGTCGTTGAACATGAAATTGCAACGGCTGAAGCTATAAAGACCACTAGTCCCGGGTATCCGCATAATCTCGCTTATCCCAAAAAGAGGGATTATTTTGACTCTGAAGAATTCATCTCCAATCAAGAGGATTATTATGAGAGGTTGTCTACTGACAATCCAATACCTACGTTTTGGAACCTAGCGGATAAGTATGAATTAAGGGCAAAAACTAAGACGGTACTTGGGAAGATACGAGCGTTTTGCGCTTCGAGCGCGACGCATTCCCATGCCAATACTAGACTTTGTCACGACATGAATCGGAAATTTTATAAGTCTGCTGGTCGGACTGTTTCCTTTGTTGGTGCAACTAAGTATTATGGTGGTTGGAATCGCCTCATAAATCGATTAAAGAGACATAAGCTTGGTTTTGAGCTTGATGAGTCTGATTATGATGCGTCTATCTTTCGTGAAGCCCTCTGGGGTCAATGTGACTTGCGTTTTCGAATGCTTCGTCCTGATCATCAAACACCAGAAAATATGATGCGGCTGCACAATCTCTATTATGATATAGTTCACAGTATTATGGTCACGCCTTTGGGCGATGTAATTGTGAAAGAC